CCCCGCAAGGATTTGCAACCCGGCGATCCGGAATATGAGAAACTGAAGCGCTCCTTGCAGCAGTTTGGGTATGTGGAGCCTGTGATCTGGAATAAGGCTACCGGCAGAGTTGTCGGTGGCCATCAGCGTCTGAAGGTACTGCAGGATCTGGGTATCACCGAAGTAGACTGTGTTGTGGTGGATATGCCAGAAGATCAGGAAAAGGCACTGAACATTGCACTGAACAAGATCTCCGGTTCCTGGGATAATGACAAACTGGCTCTGCTGATTGCAGACCTGCAGGGTGCTGATTTCGATGTATCCCTTACTGGCTTTGAGGCAGCGGAAATCGATGATCTGTTCTCCGCTACTGACAAAAAGGAGGGTAAGGACGATAAGTTCGATTTGAATGCCGCCTTGGAGGAAGCTACATTCGTTCAGCAGGGCGATATGTGGTATGTGGGCAAACACAAACTGTTTTGTGCTGATGCGACCTCTGAGGAAGATGTCGCTACCCTCATGGATGGTAAGAGGGCCAACCTGGTTCTGACAGATCCTCCTTACGGTGTATCTTTCAAGAGTACCACCGGCCTGACCATTCAGAATGACAGCATCAAAGATGAGGAGTTCTATGAGTTCCTCCTGAAGTGCTTCACCAATATGGCCAACAGCCTGGAGCCCGGCGGTGTCAGCTATGTGTTCCATGCAGATACGGTAGGTCATATTTTCCGTAAGGCTTATATCGACTCCGGCTTCCATCTGCAGGGTGTATGCATATGGGCCAAGAATGCGCTAGTGCCTGGCTATTCCGATTATCAGTGGCGGCATGAGCCGATCCTCTATGGCTATCTGCCCAACGGAAAGCACGCATGGTATGCGGATCGGAGTCAGACCACCGTTTGGAACTTCGACAAGCAGACCAAGAATAACCATCATCCCACATCCAAGCCTCTGGATCTGCTGTGCTATCCCATTGGCAACTCCTGCCGGGAGAACGCACTGGTTTTGGATACCTTCGGCGGCAGCGGCTCCACTCTCATGGCCTGTGAGCAGATGAACAGAATCTGCTATACCATGGAGTTGGATGAAAAATACGCATCTGTGATTCTCCGTCGATATGTGGATAATACCGGCGATGCGGATAATGTCTATGTGATCCGGGATGGTGTTAAGTTCACTTATGCAGAACTGGTGAAAGAAGTGGAGAAGAAAAAATGAGTAATAATCTGACCATGGGTAGCCTGTTTGATGGCTCCGGTGGTTTCCCTCTGGGCGGCTTGCTCTCTGGTATCACCCCTGTGTGGGCATCGGAGATCGAGCCGTTTCCTATTCGGGTAACCACCCGGCGGCTGCCCGAAATGAAACATTACGGCGATATCTCTGCTATGGATGGCGGCAGGATCGAGCCAGTCGATATCATCTGCTTTGGATCGCCCTGCACGGATATGTCCGTGGCGGGACTTCGTGCTGGTCTTGGCGGAAAACAGTCTGTCCTGTTTTATGAAGCCATCCGCATTATCAAAGAAATGAGGTGTGCAACAAATGGCAAATATCCCCGTTGGATCTGCTGGGAAAATGTCCCCGGAGCCTTCAGCTCCAATTCCGGCCGGGACTTCAAAGCAGTCCTCGAAGCAATCATCGGTATCGCAGAGCCGGAAACCCAGGTGTCTATGCCTGAGAAAAGTGGATGGCCATATGCTGACTGCTATATGGGAGACGGATGGAGTGTTGCGTACCGCACTCTCGACTGCCAATACTGGGGTTTGCCCCAACGCAGAAAACGTATCTTTCTTGTCGGAGATCTTAATGACAAATGTGCCGGAAAAGTATTATTTGAGTCAGAAGGCTTGTCGCGGTATTCTGCGGAGAGCTTCCGAGCGTGGCAAAGAACTGCCGGAGGTGCTGAGAATTGCGCTGGAATTACAGGCCTCGGCTTAGACGGGTACAACGGTACAGTGTCTCCTGTCGCATCTACCCTTGGAGTGAACTGTGGAATGTCTACCGGAAGAAATGGTGTGGTTCTGAATGACCAGGGCGGCAGCCGGATGGATGTGACCCATGAGGTCACCTGCACACTCCGGGCAGAAGCCCATCATCCTCCTGTGGTACTGGAGGAGACAGCAGTCTTTGAAAATCATAGCCAGGATACCAGATATACCGGTCCTCTTGAGACGGCTCCCACGGTTGCAGCAACCTATGGAACCGGTGGTAACAATCAGCCTTTTGTTGTCCGGGAAGAATCTGCTATGGTATTCGGAATCTGTTCCAAAGACTCTAATGCCATGAAGTCTGCCAATCCCCATAGTGGATTTTATGAGGCAGCTACCACACGCACTCTGGATGCCAATGGAGGTAACCCCTCCTGCAACCAGGGTGGTGTGGCAATCGTGGAGAATAAAACGTTCTGTGCAAGTAAAGCCTCCTTCTTCATGAAGGCAGATGAGGAGGTCGCAGCCACGCTGTGTGCGTCCGATTATAAAGATCCCCCTCTTATCAATGGCAATGGAACTCCCGTGTATTCTGTCCGGCGGTTGACTCCTACGGAATGCGCCAGACTGCAGGGCTTCCCGGACTGGTGGTGCGCTGGCCTGGAGACAGAAGATCCCACGGAAGAGGATATTGCATTCTGGACAGAAGTATGGGAAACCCATCGCAGGATCGTAAGTCCCGGCACCAAACCCAGGAGCCGGAATCAGATAATCAAGTGGATCAAACATCCCCATTCTGATGCCGCAGAGTACAAAATGTGGGGTAATGGAGTTGCTCTGCCGTGCGTGTTTTTCGTACTTGCGGGCATTGTGTTTTATACACAATTCGGTGAAATCTAATTCTACATATCCTGGCGGATATACAACTTGCTATTTATGTGATGTAGAGCGAATATGTGTACTACCCAAAAACAAGGAGGTTTTACACATGACAATCATTATCAACGCACAGGGTACCGAGCGTAAACGCTTGGTGCAAACCATTTCCACATGGTTGGATCTTCCACCTCAGTACTGCGGAGCTCCTAGTTTCAGCTATAAGGTGGGATGCATTACCATCGACAAGACTGGTAGCCTCATTATCAACGATGGCCTTTCTGAAGAAGCCATTGAGAGGCTGACGCAGCATCTGTATTCTGAGGAGTTCGACATTGAAATGAGCGCAGATCCCAACGAGACTGATTTTCACGGCATTTGCATTTCCATGCCCCGCGCCATTTTTACGGATGCAAATCTCACGAATCTTCACAACATCGTGAAGGTGAAGGGAGATCTGATCAAGAAAGCCCTCGACGTTCAGGAGTTGCCCATTGAGGTAACAGAACACAAAGTCAGCTTCCCCTGGTTTCCCGGCGAACCCACTCCGGAAGAAATCATTGCATATGATAATTTCATCTGCAAACTGTGTGAGATGGCCCGGAATCAGAAACGGATCAGCACGAAGGAGAAGGAAGTCGATAATGAGAAGTATGCCTTCCGGTGCTTCCTCCTGCGGCTCGGTTTTATCGGTGAAGAGTATAAAACAGCCCGTAAGATCCTGCTTCGCAACCTTTCCGGCAGCACCGCATTTAAGGCAGGTATCCGTAAGGAGGTAGAGGAATGCGAGTGATTTCCAGAGAGGTGCTTCAGAACCTCCGGGAACAGTACCCCAAGGGGACACGAGTAGAGCTTATCAGCATGAATGATCCCTATAACACAAAACTGATTCCCGGATGCAAGGGTACGGTGATTTCCGTAGATTCCATTGGTACGATCCATGTGGCCTGGGATTGTGGTTCCGGCCTGGGTGTGGTCTATGGCGAAGACCACTGCCGAAAGGTGGTGGAGTGATGTACCGGTATTTGATTTCGCAGCTGTATGGTGGCAACATTGATCCCTGTGGACGGACGATCGACAAAACCTCAAAGCGGTTTCAACAGGATCGCCGTATTGCAGATCTGGCTGCAACTTTCCGGAAATCCCTTACTCCGGAGCAGATCACCATGTTTGAGGAATACATCGCAGAACACAATTATCTGGATGCACTGATCGAAGAAGATGGCTTTATAGAAGGTTTCCGGTTGGGTGGTCAGATGGTAATGGCCATGCTTTTCGGAAGAGATGATGTAACTGAGGAGGAAGAACCATGTGGAAAGAAGGAGCCATAAAGGTCAATTCCAGTTGGATTCATTACTGGATCAAGGTCTTTGATGAGCCTTCCCGGTTCGGAATTGACGGTGGACGCATCAGCAAACTGACTCTGAAGCGTAAGGGCGAAATCGTCTGCAACTATGACAGAGGCTGGGATATGAATCCCGTGGATCAGGATGTGGAAATGGCCTTGCAGATCCTCATCTTCAGTGAGAACCACTGATTTTGAATAAGTGTATCTGGGACGGAGCCGAAAGGCTCTGTTCCTTCTTTTGTTAGTCACACTGATTCGGTGTGGCTTTTCTTTTTTGACAGGAGGTGATCGCAAATCCGGAAGCTGAAGAAGTATAAACCTACCCGGTTCATGGCGAAGGGGTCTCACTATGATAAAGCTGCTGCGGATTATGCGGTCGGCTTCATTGAGTGCTTGTGCCATACCAAGGGTACATGGGCAAGACAGCCCTTTGAACTGATTGACTGGCAAGAGCAGATTATCCGAGATATATTTGGCACATTAAAATCCAACGGATATCGGCAGTTTAATACCGCTTACATTGAAATCCCCAAAAAGCAGGGGAAGTCCGAGCTGGCTGCCGCCGTTGCTTTACTCCTGACCTGCGGTGACGGAGAAGAAAGAGCCGAAGTTTATGGCTGTGCTGCTGATCGCCAACAGGCATCCATTGTTTTCAACGTGGCAGCTGACATGGTGCGTATGTGTCCTGCACTGGAAAAGCGAGTAAAGATACTGGATTCCCAGAAGCGGCTGATCTATCAGCCAACGGGCAGTATCTACCAGGTGCTTTCTGCCGACGTCGGTAATAAACATGGTTTCAATACCCACGGTGTTGTCTTCGATGAATTGCATACCCAGCCCAATCGGAAGCTGTTTGATGTTATGACCAAGGGTTCTGGCGATGCCCGTATGCAGCCGCTGTACTTCCTCATTACCACCGCCGGTAATGACACCAAGTCCATTTGTTATGAGATCCACCAGAAGGCCAAGGACATCATCGAAGGTCGGAAAATTGACCAAACCTTTTACCCGGTCATTTACGGCGCGGATGAGAACGACGATTGGACAGACCCCAAAACCTGGAAGAAAGCTAACCCTTCTCTGGGCATTACCGTGGGTATTGACAAGGTCAGAGATGCCTGCGAGTCAGCCAAGCAGAATCCCGGTGAAGAGAATGCTTTCCGGCAACTTCGTCTGAACCAGTGGGTCAAGCAGGCAATCAGATGGATGCCGATGCACCTGTGGGACAAATGCGAAT